TGAGGTTCGCCTTCAATAGCGGGAAGTAGTTTGTAAATCATAATTCAGCACTCCATGCTACATAACCAGAAGTATTTAGTGACCTCAACATACAACCTTGCCCTAGTGTTAACCCGGAAGCAACAGTAATCCTTATTGACCCTGCTTGATTTGTAGCCCCTTGAAACACGGGAACCGCGCTAGACGCTGTTGATGTAGCCCCATGAACTAACACATAATTTGCCGCTGTACCAGATTGTTCTAAAGCAGTTGGCTCACTTCTCATGGTGGTAGGGAAATTTACAAGAATATCTGCCACAGTTGTGCCTGATGTAAATCCAACACCAAATCTTCCACTAGTTATTGGGACTGTTTTGTAGTAATACCGCATACACAAATCCAACTCCGTCCCATAAGGCCGATAGTCAAACGATGTGGCTGTGCTGCCTTTTTCAAGTTGCACGCCTGTGATGTAGAAGGTGGCTCCGTTTGTTCCTACTACGCTGGTTGCGCCTGTGGCTGAACGATAGTCAGCAGCAGCCCAAGTATTAGCAGTACCACTATAAGTTGAACCTGAACCCAAAGAAAAACAAACTTCAATACCTTTTCCAGAATCTGTCAACCAAGTTCCAGTGGTGTCACCAGCAATTGTTACAGACTTCTGCTCCCAAGTGTCTGCGGCGCTGATAGTGTAAGAGAACGGATAGCTTCTATCTCTTGCAGAGTTTGATAAAGAACCGCCAAAGGTTCCAGTAAGGCTAGAACGCACCCAGAACAACAAAGTAACAGGAGATGCGCTTGCTGTCCCCCAAGCCAAGTCAGCTATGTTATAGCCTTCAACCACCTGCTCAAGAACAAATAGCTCACCAGACCCAACTGAGTACGCAGACAAAGATGTTGCAAGAAGTGATTTTGTAAACCCTGTTGTAGTAGTCGAACTTTGTTGGACAGAATACTTAGACGTTTGCGACAAACGAGCTTTCCATCTATCAAGCGTAAAAGCTCCGTTCACAGGAGTAACACTAGCCCCCGCATTCCTCTGGTCAATCACCATCGCGCCGTTGATGATGCGGTTCTTAAACCCAAACCCTGTTGCTGCTGTGTTCTGTACCGAGGCATCGGGGAACGTGACGCCTGTTGTGCCGCCTATTGATGTGGTCATGCTAGTTGCTCCGCAGTTGGTCGTGCTAGTGTTGGATGGTTCCAAGCAGCAATGTAGTCACCCTTGCCGTCAGAGTCGTTTTGCAAGCGGATGGTTCCTGTTGGAGAAAAATCTTTAATAGTTAAAGTTGGATACAGAGAAATTAGTTTTTCGTAGAGTGTCATGTTATGCGCCCCTTACCATTGCACCATTGAAATATGTTACCGTTTGTGCATTAGTTATATTTTGCGTTGTGCTTCCGTTGTATCCGTATAACTCAACATAATCAGTTGTTCCATTAAGATAAACTACCGATGTGACGTTATACACTCCAGAAACAAAAGCAATTCCTGAATAGGTTCCTAGTTTATATTGAGTCCCATTTCTGTAAATGGCTGCAGCCGCAATTGCTGACGATGCTGTCTGCATTGATCCTGAAATTTGATAATATCCCTCAACAGTTGGTGTAAATCTACTAGATGCAAAGTTATTATTAGTATCAAAATCCTCAGTACCAAAAAGAATTTTTATATACCCACCGGTAACTAGTGAAGTTGTAGCGTTTGCCCAAGCACTAAACGCAGGGCCATCCATTGCCATCGTTCCTGTTTTTGCAGGAACAGTAACGGTGAAGTTACTAGCTGTGTTTGTTGGGACAAGTTCGATGCTTCCACCGCTTGCCGCTGCGAGTTTAACTCCCATTTAATTGCTCCTGTGTTGGTCGTGCTAGTGTTGGATGGTTCCAAGCAGCGATGTAGTCACCCTTACCGTCAGAGTCGTTCTGCAAGAGGATGGTGGTCATAAAGTCTTTGTCCTCCAAGGAAGGGTACAAGGTTTTGATTTTTTCGTAGAGTGTCATGTTATGCGCCCCTTACTAAAACACCTGAAAATGCCGATGTTGATGTAGCATCATTAAAATTAAATTCTGCACCACTTGCGGCAGTTACAAAACCATAAAGTTCTAAATAATCAGTTGTTCCATTCATGTAAACAATATCAGAAACAGATAATTCACCTGTGTTTGTAAATGTTGCACTTAATTGGTTTCCCCTTCGCAAAGCAGTACCATTTTTATAAATAACCGCAAAGAAAAGTGAAAGTGAAGTTCCACCACACCTTACCAATCCATTGATTTGATAATAACCAGCTACTGTTGGAGTAAAGGTGCTAGAAGCAAAATTGTTATTAGTATCAAAAACCTCTGTTCCAAGCGTTACTTTTGTAACTGTTGAACTTGTAACAGATTGTGTAGCATTAGCATAAGCACTAAACGCAGGGCCAGTACCAGCCACACCAGTAGCTAGTTCAGGCTGTGTAATGATGGCATCAGGAAGCCCACCAGCAATAATGCCTGTAACCGTACCTGATCCGTTAATTGTGATTGTCATGTTTGTTCCTTACAAAATTGTCCAGACCGAGCCAGACGGTACGGTTACTGTGATGCCGTCATTTATCGTCAGGGGTCCGGCGCTCATGGCGTTCTTGTCTGTGGTGATGGTGTAGTCTTCCGTTACGGTGATGTCATTCTCGTAAACAAAACCGTTTCCGGGGCCACCTGTCGCACCACCTGACGATGAAATCTTAATAAAGTCAACCCCGTTCCAAGCTGCTACGCAATTCTCGCCAGCACCCAAGGTAATCCCAGTGGTAGGTCCAGCACCTACGAGCTTGATGTTCTGTGTGCCCGATGTCTTGTTAATTAAGATATAGGGCTTTGACCGGGCCGGGGCTGTGATGGTGCGAGTGACTGTGCCTCCCGCTGTCCACAAAATAATTGCCTGACGCGCTTGGTTGGCTGCTAGGTCCGTGGTGCTTAAAGTTACGTCGGAGTCTGCGCTGAGTGTAGTCGTGCCTGCTACAGCCGTGTCTAGTAGCGAGGTAATAGAGTCGTTGACTGTATCGCCCCAAGTGCCGTATAGCTCCCCATCGACCGGGAGGGCCAATCCTAAGAGCGTGGTTGCTGATGTGGTCATCTCAAATCCTTACGGGTATGTAGCTATTGTATTAAAAAATAATGGTTTTGGGTAGGTCATACGACTGTCCAGACGCTTCCAGTTGCAACAGTTACCGTAATTCCACTTGCTACGGTTATAGGCCCAGCACTCATCCCGTTGTAGTTTGCGGGTACGGCGGTGTCTTTGGTGATTGTGATTGCGTTCAGGTAGATGGAGCCGTCTGCTCCGGCGTATATCTCTTGGCCTGCTGTCTCGTAAGTGGATTTGCTTGCTGGGTACGTTACAAAAACATCTTTAGTGCCTGCGGACAGGTTAACCAAGCTACCAGAATTGCTGGAAGTCAGCACCGTGGTACGAGAAAGCGTTGTTCCAGAGGATGTGTATGTACCAATACCCACTTCAAACTCAGCCCCGCCGTTGGATGAAATAGTGTAATAGGTAGTGTTCCCATCACCGACGGCTGCAAAGGACTGGAACCCAATGGATGCACCCAGCAATGTAAGCGTACCTGTGCCCGTGGTTGTGGTCGTTTCTTTAACGCGGTCGGCGAGTACGAGGGCCATTTTTTATCCTTGCGTATTGATGACTACCCAATTGGTAGTCTGTGCGGCGTTAATTACACTCCACACTGGGGTCTGTGCGCTATCTATATTTTGCCAGCTTACGGTCTGGCTGTCATTGATAACTTCCCATAGTAACCGCACTGAGAACGAATCTGAGCCAGTAGCCGCCTCTTGGAGCGCAGCAATGAACACCGCTGTGGCTACAAAAACATCCGATCCCGTTAGGCTTTCGGTTATTGCTGTCTCAAATATAGCCAAAGAACTTGTCGTATCTGTGACTGCCCCGGTCTCACTTATAAACGCCACAGCACCTAGCTGTCCAAAACTTGCATCCGTACCGGTCGCAGTATCTTCCGAAGTACCAAAGAACACGAACGATGTAGCCAACGCATCCAGCCCCGAAGCAGACTCGGTTATTGAGGTAAAGAACGCCTGCCATGCTGCATCTGCGTCAGTTACTGCCCCGGTCTCTGTAACGGCTGTCTCAAATGTCTGTGCTGCGGAGTCTGTCTGTGTTCCCGTAGCCGCCTCTACCACGGCGGTAATAAACGTCTGTATTGCTGAAGCCGCGTCTGTTACCGTGCCTGTTTCCGTCAAGGCTGACACATACACCTGCACTGCCGAATTACTGTCTGTTACGGTCGCAGACTCTTCTAAACTAGGTGTAAACGTGCTTCCGGCTACTAAGTCAACATCGGTTACGGTTCCTGTCTCTGATATTCCGGTAACAAATGTCTGCGTTGAACTTACTGTCTCTGAGCCTGTACCTGCTTCCGTAACCGCAGTTTTAAACGTCTGCGCTGAACTTATTGTCTCTGTACCTGTTGCTGTTTCTGCCAGAAAAGATACAAAAAGTTGTATAGCCGCTGCTACATCCGTCCCCGTGGCTGTCTCTTCAATGCTAGACGCATAGGTAGTTGGGACTTGCCCAAGGGCGGCAAAGGGAGCCTGAGCAAAGGTGGCGTAGCCAAACATGCGTCAAACCCCGAAGGGCTACACCGCTTCTAGCTGTGCTTCATCAAACCAGCGTTGTTGTGGCTCACCATCAACAGTCCAGCCAATTAGGTACTGCACGTTGCCATCGTCGTCCATACGCATAGCCATGACAGGGCCTTGAGGAACCACTGCCTTTAATTGGACGGTATCGCCTTTTTTAAACTGTGCCATGTTAAATCCTTAGCCAGCCAAGCTGAATGTGTATGTGACATTGAGGGTATCGCCAGAAGCCACCGAACGGTCTCCGGGGGCTGTAAAGTCAGAGGCAGAGAACAGAACACCTGTCGTGCCAGACTTAGTGCTATTGCTAACCAAGAACGCACCGCCCACAGTCGCTGTGGCGTTAATGGTAAACGATGCTGGAGAAGCAGAGTTAGTCTGTACCGATGGGTTGGCTGTAGTAGCTGTTCCGAAAGTAGCCACAGGGCGTGTAGCATTGCTGTAAGGAACGATTTCAGTCCAACCAGCATGAGATGCCATTGTGTCTCCAGCAGCAGGGCTGTTAGAAGCCGCAGCGCCGTACAGTCCAATATACCAAGCAGCGGTATATGCAGAGCCTTTGAAGTACTGGGCGTTCATGTCTTGTAAACCTTCGTTTACCACTAGGTTAGGGCAACGTGCTTCCCACTTCAAATTACCGTCTGCGTCAAGACACTGCATGGTGTAAACACCTTTGGCAGTTGCCGAATCCCCGGTGCTGTTGGCTTGCGTCAGTGCGCTTGCTACTGCGTCTAGACCGTGTGCTTTTTCGTTGGACATATCAAACTCCTAGTTAGAACTGCGAATTAACGCTGAAGTGGCTGTATTGGCTGGCATTGTGATGGTAAACGTAGTGGTAGATGTCTTATCTGACCCAAAATCTAACACCGCAATGGACTTATTTCCTTGGCTGGCATTGTAAATCAAGGCACACCGTGCTGTCACGGATGTTGACCAAGACACATTAGCCCAGTTGACGTAGACCGTGTACCCAGAAGTATTAAGTGCTACCCCGGTCATAACCTCGCCACCTGCTGTATAGCCTGACGCTACAACCTCTTCTGAGGTGCTGTATACCGTGGTAGTCTCATCAAGGTTAGCGTTTGACGTGTACAGGGCAATTTTAATGGTGTCCGTTAACAGGTCGTGTACCGCTTGGTACACCTCTGCTTTAAACGAAGTGGTCTGGGTTTGGACGATCATTACACTACACCATTATTCTGGGGCAACGGGGCCATACGGTACTGACCACTACGGTACGCATCGCTGCGCTCAAGGCCATCGCCAAGACGTTTAGCCAGCATTAACGCTTCCTTGTACTTCCCATCGTACAAAGCAACAATGTCGGTCTCGCCCTTCATGTAGGTATACGCCTCTACCAACGCGCCATACAACAGCACAGAGTCAAAATTATCACCTAGCCAAGTGGTTGTTGCAGTGGTGATGGACTCAGGATAGTAATAGTAGTGAAGTTCTGCGTAGTACTGTGCATCTGGCGTTGGGCCAAGAATAAACGACAACTCATTGGTCGGTACAGGTGGGTTACCGGCAGTTGTAGTAGGCCCGAACAAAGCGTAGTACTTAGGCAGGGCTGTATCCGCAGGGGTTGGGTACGCTTCACGAATGAAGTTGACATCCTTGTTTAGCAAGTAGTGGTACGTCTCCGTAGCCGTTCCGTAGCCCTCAATCACCGCTAACGAATAAGGCGAAAGGAAGTCACTGGGGCAAGACAGGTACTTGTTGTTGGTTGACAAAATACCCGTTACGTTCTTACGTATTGAAGGGAACTGAATGGTGTTGTAAATGCGCTGCTCTGCCTGCTGAATGAACGTGTTCATATCCGCAGTTGGGAAAGTATTCTCCGTGTAATCGGAGATAGCAACCACTAGCGCAGCGTAGTTCATGCCATTGGGCCTCGTGCCATGATCCCACGAGTAGCTGCGCCTGTGCCACGGATTTTAATTCCATCGGTCTTAGTTGGCTCGTTACCAGCGGATTTACTGATGTTGCCTACGCTTACGTCAAACGAGTCTAACTTGCTGCGGTTAGGTTCTTTGCCGGGATTCTCAGCAACGGTGACACCCTTGCCAGACATAGTGTGGGGTTTAGCGTAGAGGCTGGCAGGGCCAACTTCTTTACCCATGCGTTTCATGCTTTGTGTTGCCATATTAGCCTCGCTTTTGATTAGCTACTTTAGCTAGACCACGGCCTAGCTTCAGCATTTCTTCATTGGTCTTGCCGCCTTTACTGCCTTTTCCACCATGCTGAATGCCGACGGAAGGGCCGCTATCGCCAAGATTTTTACCTTTGGTTTTGCCTTTAGAGGCTACGCCATCTGCAGCTTTTGTGTATGCCATGATTAACTCCTATGAAACGCTTACTGTGACTATACCAACATTTGTCGTCGCAACCAAATAGTTCTGCGTCAACGCAACGTCAAAAAAACTTGCTCCACCAACAGGGTTCCACCCCCACTGGATGTTCCTAGAACCGCCGCTAAGGTACCCATCAGACATCGGGCCCGAAGTAACATATGTGGTATCCCTACGCGGGTTACGCACTGCTTGCGGGTCTTCTACTGGGTACATACCCAACTGCAACTGGGGCTGGTCAGGGTCCCAGCAACTTGCACAGACCAACAAGTTGTATATCTTCGTCTTCTTAATCTCTTTCCTTAGCTCGGTCAGCTTGAACTGCGCTCCGCAACGATCGCACATGGCGATCGAGTGCTTGCCCGATGAGAACATGTTTGCCATTTTTAGATAAACATTTGGCGCGGCACGAACCGCGAGGACGCTGTTTCTCTGTCTTCCGTAGACGCAAACTCCCAAGCCTCGTCATACTGTGATTTCAAAATGTCTAACCGCTGCGCCCCATTGGGGACCTTCATCGCTAAATAGTACGCCAGCCCCGCGACCATGCACGGCAAAAACCGGAACGGCACGTCCATTGTGTTCACACCGCCGCCTGCATCGTCAATACGGCGCATGCGCCAGTAAACCAGTTGGTATGTTGTACTGTTGTCTGGGGTAGGCCAAACCGTCACAGACGGCAAGTTCTGTGCGTATACAGGGCTTCCGCTGATGTGCGATGCCGCAGTTGTGCTGGCCTGCCCGCGTGCGCAGTACAGGAGTTGGTTGCCTACGATGGAGCCGTAGTAGATGATCTCGGACTCAATTATTACAAACCCTGTAGTGGGAAGCCCAAGCACTGAAGCCACTGAGATTGTTGTATCCGTAGCGGAGATTGCGCTTGTCAAAACTGTGCCTATCGCTGAGCGCTCGCTGTCAAGGCGTTGCATCCACAACTGGATTGGACGGGCTTGCTGCAGCTTATTTGGGATCGTGGCATAGGTAGACACACTGATGCGCGTAATGCTCAAATCGGCCTGTGTAGACGCGCTCCCGGCCCCTGTGCGGATGACATGCTCCAAAAGGTCCACGGTGTCTGAAGGAAGTGCGTAAGTGGCTTGCCCCGGAGCCAAGTTAATCGTCCCCTGCTCAAACGTCCACATGTTGATGCCGCGATTGGCCCAGTCAGCAAACAGTAAGTTAAGGGAGCGGCGGGCTGTCTTCAGGTCATACCCTGTGCGCAACTCGGAACCCGCACGCTCGAAAGCCTCCTCCACCAGTTCGGTGAGGTCTAGGTTAAACGCTGTGGTTCCTGAGATTGCCATTATCTAAATCCCGCTGTTTTCTTTGCAACTGCTTTTGGCTGGGCTACGAATTGTTTTCCGGCTTTTTTGCCAGCACGCTTCGCACGCGTTGTTGCAGCATACTCACTAGGGCTAAGACTTTTAATCGCAGCGCTTGGTAAGTACCTTTCACCTGTGTCAGAAGCTTTTTTACCACTTTTGGTTCTCCATTTTTGGTCACCCCAATCCTTGAGCGATTTCTGTGGGGCTTTCATGTTAGTCCTTGTACCCGCCGCCTGCGGCTTTGTACCGTTTAGCCATGACTTGCGCTTTGCGTGCTGACCACTGCCCTGCGCCGGTTCCTTGCGTTGCCGCAGACATAACTTGGCTCACGATCTTCTTGCGAAGACTAGGCTTGGTGTAGTTACCCGCGGCATTGACCTTGCCGCCTTCAGCGTATTGCGTGAAGTCAGTGTTATCCCGACGGGCTTTTTTAACTCCCTTGGGCATCTTGGAGGGGGCGATGTCCCCCATACCGCGACTAGACATCAT